GATAAAGATGAAATGAGCTCCCACTGGATGGGAGATAAACTAATTCATAAGGTGCAGTATGAAACTACAAGTAGTGAGTGATATCCATCTCGAGTTTGGACCTATCTCGATTGAAAACGCTGGCGATACGGATGTTCTTGTCCTCAGTGGTGACATCTGCGTCGTTAATGATTTAGCAGAACGTGACTCCTACAACATCAGGGGCGAGCATGACAAGTCTAATCAATACCATACGTTCTTTCAAGAATGCTGTGCACGATTCCCTCATGTCGTCTATGTCATGGGAAATCACGAACATTATCACGGTGACTATAATGTTACTGCTAAACGTATTCGTGAGCGGCTTGGTTATCTGGCTAATTTGCATTTCCTTGATAAGGAAAGTGTTATTCTGAATGATGTACTATTCATTGGTGGTACGTTGTGGACAGATATGAACAAAGAGGATCCTATTACTCTTTCTCGTATCGGTCGTATGATGAACGACTATCAGACGGTAGAAGACTCTTCTGAAGTGGTCAATTACAAGGCATACATTCCAAAAGATAAGCCTGTCGGTATGACAGATGAGGAGTGGTTTAGACTTCCCCATGACGAACGTCACCGTGTGCAGTTCAAGACTCGTCCTGGCTCGTTTGCTCCGACAAAGTCTGTTGAAGATCATAAAGCTATGCTTGCGCTTATTAAGAGCGAGATTGCCAAAGTTGATCCTTTGACAAAAGTTGTTGTTGTTGGCCACCACTCACCATCAAAAGCTTCTACGAAGCCTCGATATGAGAAGGATGTAATTGTCAACGGCGCATACAGTTCTGACTTATCGGAATTGATTCTTGATCATCCACAGATCAAGTTGTGGACTCACGGTCATACTCATTATGAGTTTGATTACATGATTGGTACCACTCGTATTTTCTGCAACCCTCGTGGTTACATTAACTATGAGAGCCGTGCTGATGAGTTTGATTTCCGTAAGGTTGTTGAGGTATGACCGACTGGAATCAACGGTTCATGGATCTCGCCCACCACGTCGCGGGTTGGTCAAAAGACCCGTCGACGAAGGTGGGTGCCGTTATTGTCAACGACAAAAAACAAGTTATTAGTATGGGATACAATGGTTTCCCAAGAGGAGTACATGATTGTGAGCAAAGATACAATGACCGAGCTACAAAACTTCAATTTGTCGCTCATGCGGAGCGCAATGCTCTGGACAACGCCTATGGCGATGTTGACGGCGCCACTCTTTATTCTACCCTATACCCTTGCTCTGAATGCGCAAAAGGTATTATTCAACGCGGGATCAAAAGAGTAGTCACATCGAAAGTTTGGTACGAGCAGCAAGCAGCTCGGTTTAACTTTGACGTGTCTGAGACAATGTTCAAAGAATCCGATGTAGACGTCCTATTGCTCTGATTCAAACAATCAATCAGATAATCTGATTGATAGAAATATATAATAATGAAGCTGATTAAAAAGGAGTTAAGATGTCAGTAACACTGAAAAACTTGGAGAGTGCATTGGCCGGTGAGTCAATGGCCAATATTAAATATCGCTACTTTGCAAAGATTGCTCGTGAAGAGGGTTTTGAAGATGTAGCAAAGCATTTCGAGCATACCGCTGATCAAGAGATTAAGCATGCATGGGGTCACCTCGAGTTGTTGATTGGTAAGCCTTCCACCAAGGAATGTCTACAGAAAGCAATCGAGGGTGAGACATATGAGTTCACAGAAATGTATCCTCATTTCCTTGCGATTGCTGAGACGGAAAGCAACCACCATGCAGCTCAGATTGCAAAGGAACAAATTGCTGAAAGTGAAGAGCATGCTCTGCAGTTCATGGACGTGCTGAATAAAGCTGAAAAGCGTTTTGCTGCTTTGCAAAAGGTAGAGAAGCGTCACGCTGAAGCGTATCAACAAGTACTGGAGGCTCTATAATGTCTGAAAGAATTTACGTATGTATTGTATGTGGCCACACACTTTCCGAAGCTGATTACTTGAGCTTGCCTGATTCTGTTAACTGTCCCGAATGTGGCGTGTCAAAAGAAGACTACGTGCTGATGGATTAATATAAATACTCCCATCTCTCGGGATGGGATGCAGCAATCCGGTGTGGGCTGTATAAACCAGAAGCCGGGCCAATGCCTTCGGGGTTGGCTTTTTCTAACTCGCTTATTTAAGGAGCAAATATGCTATTATACGCAAACATGGCCATTGATGCCGTTCAATCTAGTAAAACAACTTGGATTAATCAATTCATCCAAGACAAATCTGTTAAAGAACCTCTCCAACAGTTTATTGATGCACAAACAGCATTCACCAAACAAATCGCCAAAACTTATTGGGACGTGACTGGTGCAGCTGCTGAGACTGCTGTGTCAAAGTTGTTTACATCAAAGTGATCGGAGGGTTATAATGACATACATCAAAGATGTTTTTGGTCGTGATATGTTCAAAGACTTTGACAAAGTATTTGTTGGTTTTGACGATCAATTCAATAAAATGGCTAAGATTCATGACGATCTAGCAAAATCCATTCCCAACTACCCACCATACAATATCAAGAAGACTGGCGATAACACCTATGTTATTGAACTAGCTGTTGCTGGGTTTGCCAAGCAAGATATTGAAATTGAACTTGCTGACGGCAAGATGCTGATTAAGGGTAATGTTCATTCAGATGATGCTGATTCAATGGACAACTTCCTTTTTAAAGGAATTGCAAATCGTGCGTTCACTCGTACGTTTGCTCTCGATGATCAAATCGAGGTCAAGGATGCTGAAATGTTCAATGGTATGCTCAAGGTTTTCTTGGAGCGTATTATCCCTGAACACAAGAAGCCAAAGAAAGTAGAAGTAAAAGAGGCTGGAGCCAAGAAGTCAAAAGCTACCAGACCAATGGGTGAGCTGTTAGTCGAAGAAGACGAACGTCACCTGTAAACCAAGCAGCCAGCGTCCACAAGGCGCTGGCTATTATTTTGTTCAAAAGACATATGGGTATAAACATGCATAACGACTTAGAAGCTCTTGGCGGAGTTGAAACGCCATCGTTTGATTTTTGGGAATGGGTGAAGAAAACATTCACGAGTGAATATCAGAATGAAATCGATCACTACTTTAAGAATTGTACTGACCACGCTGATGTGGAACGTGTAATGCGCAACCTTCAGAGAAGGGGGATGCTATGATTGTGTTAAAACGTTTTTGGAATTTGCTGATGGAGATGGCTCAACGAAGAGCACGTCACCTCAGAGACAATCCTGGCCTAATGAAGATGTATTGATAAATAAAGGATCACAGTCAGGTCCTTTAAAATGCAATCATTACAACTTCATAGCTTAAATGAAGCAGTTTCTAAAATCACTTTACAATACCATCGTCAGCTCAATCCTAAAATATGGACAGATGACAAGCTCGATGTTAGTGTAAGAACGAAACTGCTTGAGATCGCCGGTGTCTGGCAAAAGTTTGCAAACATACAGAATATGCACGTGTTAGATATTATTCTAACAGGCGGCAATGCAAACTATAACTATACACCACAATCAGATCTTGACATTCACTTGGTAGTTGATTACAATAAGATGTCGTGCGGCGACACATTGCTAATGGATTACTTCATGGCTAAGAAATCTCTTTGGGCCGCCACGCACAGTACAATCCGTGTCAAAGGATACCCTGTAGAGTTGTTCGCGGAAGATAAAACATCTAAGCCAAAAAAAGGTCAAGGTGTTTTCTCTTTGAAAAACAATAAGTGGATTCAAAAGCCTGAGCTCGTTGTTCTCAACTTTAAGAAGGACGACCTCCTTGCTCAGAAGGTTGAGTTTTATGCTCGTCAGATTGACAATGTTGTCAAAGGCAAGCAAGACCAAGAGACCGCATCTGCTCTACATGATAGAATTAGAAGCATGCGCGCGGCTGCTATTCAACGTGGTGGAGAGTTTTCATTTGAAAACCTCGTATTCAAAGAACTCCGCAACCGCGGACTGATTACTCGTCTATCAAACTATCTAAAGACGCAACAGGATAAACAGTTGTCTCTTCGCTGATCTATCCGTATAATAGATCTTTTGTTATTGGAGAATATGTGAAATTTTACACTCACGTTGCACGTGTAGGTGAAAAGCTACTTGTCCGTGGATATGAGGACGGTAGAGCGTTCAAGGACGTGGTTGACTACAAGCCTTACATCTTCATTACTTCTAATAGCCAATCCGAGTACAAGACTCTTGATGGCAAATCCGTATCCAAACTGTACCCCGGTTCGATGAGAGAGACCGGCGAGTACATCAACGAGTACTCAAACGTGGGTGGTCATGGAATTTACGGTGTACTTCCTTATGTGTATCAATACATCAACGATGAGTTTCCTGATGAAATTCAATACGACCCTTCGTACATTTCCGTCGTAACGCTGGATATTGAAACGGAATCTGAAGGTGGATTCCCAAACATTAAGACAGCAAACAAAGCACTCACAGCGATTACGATCCGTAAGAATGATCGCTCTACCACATTTGGTATTCGCGAATACCTAACGGAACATGATCTCGTCACTTATCTCCAGTGACGAGATGTGCGTGATATGATCAGGCGTTCCCTTGATGTGTTGAAAACACCTGAATGG